TGTGCGTGACGGACCACCCGAGCACCGCCGGCAGCTGGTCGAACCGTCTTTCGACCGATGCCGACCTATCGGAAGCGGCTCTGGAAGACATGATGATCCAGATCGCTCAGGCAAAGAACGATCGCGGTCATGTCATCAACCTTCGCGGTATGAAGCTCATTATTCCGTCCGGTGAGATGTTCAACGCTAAGCGCATCCTGAAGTCCGATCAGCAGAACGACACGGCGAACAACGCCATCAACGCCCTGAAGGGTATGCTTGACTACACGGTCAATCACTACCTGACGGACGCCGATGCGTGGTTCATCCGCACGGACTGCCCGTATGGCCTTCAGTTGTTCGAGCGTCGCGCTCTTGCGTTCACGCAGGACAACGACTTCGACACTGAGAACGCCAAGGCCAAGTGCACCATGCGTTTCTCGGTCGGCTGGACCGACCCGCGCGGGCTCTATGGAACGCAGGGGGCATGAGCACTAGGCTCAGTCCAGTTTAAGCTAAACAAGGGCGGCCCGAAGGCCGCCCTTTCCTTTCTCACCATCGGTTTGATCCTTCACCAAGGCCCAAAGGGGTCGATTGGGAGAATTTCCTATGCCTATGTCTAACTATCCGAACGGTTTTCCGACTGGAGTCATGATCCGCGGCGTGCCGCTGGCCCAGACCCATCCTGGCAAAGCCTTCTGGCTTTCCAACAATACGACTGGCCTTCTGCCCGGCCAGCGCGGCGGCTCCGACCAGAACCGCGGCACCTTTGATAGCCCGTTCTCGACGCTCGCTGGCGCCGTCGCCCAGTGCGTTGCCGGCCGCGGAGACGTGATCTTCGTCAAGCCTGGTCATTCCGAGACCATCTCGAGCTCTACCGCGCTCACCATGAGCGTTGCTGGCGTGGCTGTGGTTGGCCTTGGCACTGGTACCGCTCGCCCGAAGTGGACGATCGACACCGCGAATACTGCGACCATCAACGTCTCGGCGGCTGATGTTAGCTTCCAGAACGTGCAGATCGTCGGCAACTTCCTGTCGATCGCTGCGGCCTTTACCCTCTCGACCGCGAAGAACTTCACGCTCCAGGACGTTGAGATTCGCGACACCTCGTCAGTCTTGAATTTCCTGAACGCGGTGAAATCGACCGGCGCGGCCAACACGGTTGACGGCCTCACCCTGATCAACACGAATTGGAAGGGCCTTGGTACGACTTCGGTCAATGCATTCGTTCTGACCGCGAACGATATCGATGGCCTGACCGTCAAGAACTGCAACGTCAAGCTGGCTCGCACGGCTGACGCTGCGGCTATCGTTGTCACGGCCGGCGTTCTGACCAACGCGGATATCGGCGGAAACCGTGTCTATACGGCTCAGACCGCGACGGCCAACGGCTCGCTGATCAACGTTGGCGGCACGACCTCGAACGGTTGGGTGTACGACAACAAGGTCCAGACGCTTACCACGACCTCTGACAAGCTGTTCACGACCACTGTCGGTCTCTCGGCCTTCAACAACCTCGTGACCGGCGCGGTCGGTGCCTCGGGCTTCCTGATCCCGGCGGCGGACTCCTAAGAGCCATCAGCAACTCGGCGGGGCTTCGGCCCCGCTTTTCTCTTTTGAGGACGGAAGATGGCAACAAGAGCTTTCATCACTGAGTTCGCGGATTGGCCGACGCAGGACGTGCTCACCATCCCTAAATGGTCGTCTCGCGTGGTTGAGCAGACCCCGATTGCAGACATTACATCGTCATCGCAGTCGGCTGCGTTTGCTGCCACCACGCGCTACATCATGTTTTCTTGCGACGGGGCGTTTCACTGGACGATCGGCAGCAACCCGACCGCAACCACGTCAAAAATGCGCTTTCCGGCTGATACGGTCTATCACATCGAAGTTCAGCCCGGCGACAAGATCGCCTTCATTGCGGGCACCTGATGACCAAAATTAGCGACCTCACAGCCGGCCCGGCAATCACGGGCACGGAAGAGGTTCCCGCGCGGCTTGGCGGCCTGAACTATCGCTATTCCTTCTCCCAGGTCTTGACCTATGTCCAGACCTCTTACGGGAGCGGGATTGCGACGTTTCTTGCCACGCCTAGCAGCGCGAACCTTCGTGCGGCGCTGACGGACGAGACCGGGACCGGCGCGGCTGTATTCGCGACCTCGCCGACACTGGTGACGCCGGCGCTGGGCGCTGCCACGGCAACCTCGTTAAACGCGCTAACCATCTCGAATACGGGCGGCGGCACGCTCAGCATCGCCAGCGGAACCACCCTCACGTCGAACGTCTCCGTGACTCTCGGCGGAGTCGCCAGTTCGCTGACCCTTCAGGGATCTGGAACGGTCGTCAACCGCGACTCGACTGATACGCTGACGAACAAGACCTTTGACACTGCCGGCGCGGGCAACGTCTTTAAGATCAACGGCACGACGATTTCGGCCAATACCGGGTCTGGGTCGAACGTTCTTGCCACTGGACCGTCTATCAGCGGTGCCACAATCACCACGTCCACCTATAACGGCAACACATGGACCGCCGGCACTGGCATTCTGACGATTGCAGCCCTGAAGACGCTCACAGCCAATGCCACGCTGACGCTTGCCGGTACGGATGGGACGACCATCACGTTCCAGGGCACGGACACCTATGTCGGCCGGGCTACCACGGACACGCTGACGAACAAGACCATCAGCGGCGGGTCCAACACGCTCTCGAATATCGGTAATTCCTCGCTGACGAACTCGGCGATTACGATCAATGGCGTCTCTACGGCTCTCGGGGGGACTGCTACCCACTCGCAATTGACGGCATCGTTGGGCGCTGATGTCTCCCTAAACAACACCGCGAACTATTTCGACGGGCCTAGCGTCGCCCAGGGCACTTCTGGCACTTGGTTCGCCTCTGGCACGGTTACGTGCGTCGATACATCCGCTGCTGCTGCCTTCATTGCCAAGCTATGGGACGGCACAACGGTAATCGCTTCTGCCCGCATCACTTCAACAGGAGCTAACAACCCAGTTTGTATTTCGCTCAGCGGGTACATTTCCTCCCCCGCCGCGAACATCAGAATTTCTGTCCGCGACAGCGCGAGCACGTCGGGGTCGATCGCATTCAACAATTCCGGCAACTCCAAAGATAGTACGCTCACCGTGCTCCGGATTGCCTGATGGCTGGTCCTAGTTATCGCTCGGGGGACTTCTGGCGCATTTGCGACAGGTGCGGTTTCAGATACCGAGCGGGCCAGACCATGCGGACATGGGATGGCCTGTTCGTCTGCCTGGCTGATTGGGAAACAAGACACCCTCAGGATTTTGTGAAGGGCCGGAAGGACATTCAGAATGTCCCGAATCCAAGACCAGAGCCATCCATGATTTATGTCGGCCCCTTTGAGCCGATAGAGACCGAAGCAGATATCCCGCTTGAAACCGAAAATGGCTCTTACCTGACTCTCGAAGCATGACCACATCAGGAACGACCACCTTCTCGCGCAATCGCGACCAGCTGATTGCGTCGGCGCTGCGGAAGATCAACGTCTTTGAGCAGGGCGAAACGCCTGACAGCGCTTCGGTCAGCGAGGCGTCAGATGCGCTAAATGCCATGATCAAGCATTGGCAGGGCAGCGGCATCCAGATTTGGACGACCCAAGAAGCGGTGGTGTTCCCCCAAACTGGGCAGGCACGGTACACGCTCGGCGACTCGACCGACAGCGACCATGCGGCTGCGGTTGACGAGGAGACGACGCTTTCTGCAGATGCGGCGCTTGGCGCGTCCTCCATCTCGGTTGACGATATCACTGGGATTGCGGACGGCTACAATATCGGCATTCAGCTTGATGATGGTACGTTCCAGTGGACGACAGTGAGCGGAACGCCATCTGGATCGACTATTAACCTCGCCACTACGTTGACCGACTCTGCCTCGAGCGGCAGCGCCGCCATAGCCTATCAGACCGAGCTTGTTCGACCGCTGAAGATCATTTCAGCCCGGCGCCATAACCTACTCACTGGTATCGATGTCCCTCTGATGGAGATGGACCGTATCGAATACCAGGAGATGCCGAACAAGACGACGACCGGCGCTGTGAACAGCTTCTATTACGATCGCCGCGGCGGCGCGAATACGACTGGATATATCTATCTGTGGCCCACGCCGGCCAATACCGATGAGGTAATCCGCATCACGGCGGCGCGTCCCGTTGAGGATTTCAATTCGGCCGGAGATGCCGCAGACCTGCCACAGGAGTGGATCAGGGCCATCGAATGGAATTTGGCTGACGAATTGGCTGACGAATACGACGTCCCGGAGCCAAAGCGGTCCAGGATCGAGCGTAGGGCTGCACAGTACCTTGCTGAGGCTAATTGGTGGGAGCGTGAGCTTATTTCCTTCCAGCTTGTGCCTGATAACGGCCGATGAAGATCCCGTTCGCGACGAACTCATATAAGAGCCCGTCGCTTCCGATCTCGGCTCAGCGCGTCGTCAATATGTACGCTGAGCGGCAGCCGCCGGACGCAAAGACCGATGTGGCTGTGTTCGGCCATCCCGGCATCGTGGATTTCGCAACTTGTGGCGTCGGCCCAATTCGCGGCTTCCACAAGATGGGCGGCGTTCTCTACGTCGTATCGGGACAGCGGCTCTATAGCGTTTCGTCTGGCGGCGTTGCTACGGACATCGGAGGATCGATCTCCGGCACATCTCCCGTTTCCATGGATGATAACGGGTCTCAGCTTTCCATCGTCAACGGGACGAACGGCTACGTTTACAGCTCGACGCTTGGGTTTGTTCTGATCTCCGACACAGACTTTAACGCAGCTGAAACGGTCCAGTTCTTCGACCAGCGCTTTTATTATGACTGGAAGAACACCAACAAGTTCTTTGGGTCCGATCTGCTCGACGGCACGTCATACAATGCGCTGGTGTTTGCCTCCGCTGAGGCGCGGCCCGACAATGTGAAGGCGGTTGTTCTAAACAAGCAGATCCTGCTTGTTATGGGCGATGCCACTATTGAGCCATGGCAGGACGTTGGGGCGGCCAACATGCCGCTCGAGCGCGTCCCCGGCATTGTGATTGAACGCGGTCTCGCTGCTCCGAGAGCAACGGCAAAGGAAGACAATACGGTCTTTTTCCAGGGCGATGACCGCAGATTTTATCGCTTGGATGGTGTTACTCCGATTGGCATCAGCACGCCGGCAATTGATGCTGAATGGCAAGGATATAGCACGGTTTCGGACACATTTTGCTTCTCGTATTCGTGGGCTGGGCACAAGTTCGTTGTTGTCCAGCTGGTGACTGCGAACAAAACGTTCGTATGGGATATTGCCTCCAGCCTCTGGCATGAGCGAGAGTCATGGGACATCAATGGTCGGTCCTTGGGGCGATGGCGCGGCAACTGTGCGATTGACTGCTACGACAGGACCCTGATCGGCGACGCCTTTTCCGGCAAGGTCGGCTATCTGAGTGCGTCAACCTATGACGAGTTCGGCACCACGACGCAGGCGCTTTGCACGTCTCCTCCTATCCATAGTGACCGCAAGCGCGTGTTTATCTCTCGCCTTGAGGTGGATATTGAAGCCGGAGTCGGCATTACGAGCGGGCAGGGTTCTGATCCCCAGTGGATGCTTCGGTCGTCCAAGGACGGCGGTCGCACCTACACTACCTTGCAGAAGTGGCGATCGGCCGGCGCTATCGGCGCCAATCGGACAAGGTTGCGCTGGCTGAAGCTTGGACAGGCGAGAGAGAGGGTCTTTGAATTGACCTGCTCCGATCCTGTCAGGCGGACAATCATCGCCGCCAATGGCGACGGGTATATTGGCGCATGACGATATCGACCGCGGCAACCGGAAGCCCAATTCCGAAGCTGAACGGCTTGTTCCCGTTCATTGACGTGCAGACCGGGTGCCTAACCGATCATGGAATTCAAGTCCTAAACCAGTGGTACAACTTCATTGTTGGGATGAACCGCATCACGCCATGCAACGCGAGCGGTACGAACGTCGTCACACTGACTCCGCTTAGCGCTTCTCCCTTGATTGAGAAGTATACCG